TTTCCTGCTGTTTCAAATGCAGTTTCTAAATTAGAAGAAGAAAATCATAAGATTAAAATTACAATGCTTCGTGAAATATTTAATGAAGCAATCAATGGTGCGCTTAATATTAGTCACAGTAACAATACAAGTATTAAAGCTATGTTTTCCGGAAGAGGAAGAGCTTGGGCTAAAATTAATGTTGATAATAATAATTCCGTATGGTTAAAAATTAAGGAAACTCTAAAAACAGAAATAAACAGCGCTGATACTAATTCTGAAGTGTTTGGATTATCAACTAATATGCTTGATCTATTTGAAAACTCAGGAATTGCTTGGATGAGATTTGGATCTTCATCAAAAGGATATTCAAATTTTCATCTTAGAATTTGGGGTTCAAAGCTAGAAAATCATATAAAGATTTATGTAGATAATCATTATATTTTAAATGGTGATATTAAAAATCTAGAAGGCGTTCCTCATAAACTTAATTTAGAATGTGGTAATTTTCTAATTAACAAAATAAACAAAAAAGAAAAGATAGATATTGATATAACTTCTGAAGAACTTGACTGCTTCGGAATTCAAACGTTAGAAGATATTTTAGGAGAAGAATTAGACAATGAATCGCGTTAATCGATGTACTGACTGTACTGCTGGAATTATGTGTGAATGTGGTAAATCAAAAAATGAAAAGAAAGAAAACGTGGATCATCCTAATCACTATTTAAAGAATAGTGGACACGAAGTTATTGATGTTATTAATGCATGGGATCTAAACTTTGAGCTTGGAAATGCTATAAAATATATTGCAAGAGCTGGAAAGAAGGATCCTAAGAAAACAATGGAAGACTTAAAAAAAGCTAAATGGTATATTCAACATCAAATCGATCGTATCAAAAAATAATTTTTAATAATTAATTTTCTTTCTATATATAAAAAAACAGTAGGGAGACGCAATGATTAAGATTAAAAAGATAGTTTGGGATTTTTCTGATACAGAATTTGAAGATTGTGATTATGAAGAAGCAAGGAAAATTGCAATATTACCTAAGAGCATTTCTTTAAAAGAAGAAGACTTAGATTCAGATGCCTGTGAAGAAGATATTACAGAATATCTTATAGAAAATTATGGCTTTGAAGTAAAGTCTATCAAACTAGAGAAAGATGATTAAAGTGTAATTAAGTTTAATTTGTCCTTATAATATAACAAGGAGGAATCATGAAGGACGAAATTAAAAATAAATTTTTAGGTATTAAACATAAGTGGATTTATTTTCATGTTGATTCATCAGAATTTCAGATTCTTTTAGATAAAATATCTGAAATGGTTCATTCAAATGAGATTAAAAGTAAAGATGCAATCAATCTTGTTAAGTGTTTTAAGAAACAAGAAAAAGCTTTTATTAAGTTTATTAAAACTGTTGGAAGAAAAAACTTTCATTGTCAATGTCAGCTTATAGATAAAGATAATAATAAGTTTATTTTAGACTTAACACCTCAAATGGTTTTAGATTCTCACTTATTATCTAATACACCTAAAGCTTTAAAATTATATAAGTCAAATGAAAAAAACAAAGGAAACTGGAAAAAACCTGACGATGGTTTTGTTGATCCTATTTCTTATCCACCTGTTGAAGAAGAGTTAACAGAATTAGGTTATCAAATGTACAAGGACTGGACAGAAGAAGTTGCTGCCTCTGGTATGAGTAGTATTGATTATATAAGAAAAATGAAAGGGATTGACAAGTACTACAAGAAAAGCAAATGAATGACTATAGAACACATTTTAAAGAAGCAAAATATATTGGAAGATAGTTATAATTGTAACAACTTTATGTGAGTTTAATATGCCTAATTGTTGGAAAACAGGAAAAAGAGAGTTTATAACTTTCAATAAAATTTGTAATATTCTAAAAGAAGTTACAATTTCAGACTCACATGTAATAATTGTTGGATCTGATAGTGTAAAACTAGGTTATAACTTTGTTTTTACAAAAGCAATATGTGTACTAAACGCTGAATATTATGATAGCAAATATTTTTATTTTAGAGATAAAATTAAAGATGATTCTTATTTAGACTTGTCAAAAAGACTCCTCAAAGAAACAGTTGATTCTATTGATCTTGCAATGAAGATTAAAGACATCTGTTGTGACGCAAATATAGAAATACATGCAGATGTTAATCCTGATGCGAAACACTTGTCATCCAAGTATAAAAACATGATATCAGGTTACATTCAAGGTTGTGGTTTTGATGTTAAAATAAAACCTAATTCTTTTGTTGCATCTTCAATAGCAGATCATCATACTAGAAAATCTTAACAAATGTATCATTTCCTTTTTTTAGTTAAAAAAGAAAGCGAGCTAATGGGTTATGATATATACGATCCTAAAAAAAAAATTAAAAATTTCAATATAGAACCTGGAATTTATCTAGCGTTTAGTGATGAAACTATTTATGATGAAAGCATTGAATGTGATTTGATAAACTTTCTGTATAAAAATAAAGTTCTTCTAGTAAGGAAAAAATCGGTGTTAGAAAGAAAACTGTAAAGTCAATTGAAACCTACTTACTATAGTCTATAAGGAGGATAGATATGACAAAATTACTTTTTACTTTTTCTAATGACGATAAATTTTTTAGTACAGGTAATAGCAAGGTTATTGTTGCTGAAGGTGTTCCTAAAGACTATCGTGAAGAGTTATGCGACATCATTGAAGACAACAAGCTTTCATATCAGGAACTAAAACATCTTGTTGAAAGTTGGGGTGGAACTATAGAGATGTTTTTATTAACTGAACTATTAAATAATAAAAAAACAACAAAGGGGGTTCACGTTTAAAATTTGGTGTTTAAATTATGCATATCAAGTAATACGTTTTAAAAGAAAGGAAATTAATATATGACAATTGACGCAGTACTTACATCATTACTCAAAGACTTAAATTATTCATGTTACTATCCAGAACATCCTAATAGAAGCTTATCTTCTTATAAAGTATCTGAACAGAATAATAATATTGTTTTTAAGTTTTTGGCACCAGGAATTAAAAAGGAGGATGTTGACATTACTTTTGATAGAAAAAAACTAATCATCAAGAGTGCAAAAGATTCTGGTGACAAAGACTTTAAGATTAATTTCAACGAATCTATTTCTCTTTATAAGTCAGTTGATGTTGATAAAAGTTATGCAAACTTAAATGAAGGAATTCTTACAGTTACTATGCCAATAGACAAAAGTGAAAGGACAAGAAAAATTAGTTTTAAATAACTAGATTAAACTATAATACGTTTTATTAAAGCCAGCTTCTTGCTGGTTTTTTTGTGCTTGCAGTTTAGTTGCTACTCACTGTAGAAGAGAAAAGAATATCTCCACCATCTGAGATTTCTATAGACTCTATGTTATCCTCAAGCATTCCAACGTAACCCAAGTCATTCATAAACAACTCACAATCAGTTGCATATAATTTAGCATTATGTTTATCAAGTAAAACACGAAGCTCATTTAAAAAATTTACGACTTTATCGTTTGAGTTTGATGTTAATACTACTACTTCTTCTTTAAATCCAGATGACATTATTACCTTTCTTTCTTATGAACACTAGATCAATCCTAAGATTGTAACTGGAAACGAAATGTTTTTAAATAAATATATGTATAAGTTTCTTATTTTACAATCAATCATTTATAATATCTTTATATTTTTACTGTACATGCGTAGAAGTTTATTATCTACATAGATTCTAAACCACATCAAACTATCATTTGTACGAAAACTAGTTTCAGACAAAACTAAACAGAATCTACCTTTTAGCTTCCCTGTTTTTATTATACCAATTCTGTTACTTGACTCAGTATGCATACCTTCTGCTTCGTCAATATCTCAATCTATTTTTGCTTTTTTGTATAGAGATATAATAGAAAATATTACAAAAAAGTAAAAAACATTAAACATACTATTGATTTGATTGCAATTTTGTCTTGATATTGTTTCAATATTTTGTACGTCTATATTATCGATAATTGTATCGCTATAACGCGGTGTTTCGTTCGTATTAGAAGCATCTGTTTTTTGTGTATGATAACTATTAAAACAAGATGAATTTCCCCAATGATATGGACATTCGTCATTAACGTTTAAAATCTGGTCATTATCTATATCATTATCGCATAAATCACCATAATAATCAGCATCGTTATTTTCTTGCAAAGGATTCCATACATCTAGACAATTGTCACACATATCGCCTCTTCCATCTCCATCTCTATCTAATTGCTCTGGATTAGGATGCCGCATGCAATTATCAGACGGATCTTCAATACCATCGTCATCATAGTCATC